GATGATCACATAGCACGAGCGGCTACCAGGCGCGCCAGTACCGCGATGGATGCAAGTGCCGCAAATGCTGCTATCGGCGCGACTGGCGATTGCTTCCGCGGGCGACATATCGGCGCGGATAATCCATGTTTGCACCATGTCGCCAGTCTTGCCGTTATCGCTACGCTTGGCCAAGCCGGTAGCGATCACGACGATAGGCGCGCCGTCCATAAGGCTAGGGCCTTCATAAAGGATTACGCCGTTAGGGTTCAACTTAGTGACGTTTGACATAGCGGAGTGTCCTTTACGTTGCGTGTCGTGGCGTGTCGGCGCGGTGGTTAGGCCGCGCCGGGTGAGGGGGTTAGCGGCCAAGCGCGGCCATCAAGTTAGAGGCAAGTGATGAATATGCGCGTTGTTCGCCGCGCGGCATCAGGTCAACGTCTAGCGCGTTGTGTATCGCGTCATCGCGCAACTCTGTGGCTTGATCAACGGTCAAATGATAGGTGCCGTGCTGGCCGATGAAATCATAAACGCTGCGCGTCGCGTATTCATTGGCAATCGTTTTGCTGATGCGAACCTTGATTGTCATGTCGTGTCCTTCTTTGCTTGGCTGTTGCCTCATCATACTGCGCGCGGATGATACCGCAACACATTTCTTTGCTAGGTTACTAATTTGTAATGTTAGGGTGAAAATGTGGGCGTTTTGGGCGGATTGCTTGGCGGCGCGGGGTTAGGAGAAAACCTAGGTTTTGGGAGGCTTCAAGCGTGGCGAATCAATGGGTTAGTCGGTTTCATTGCCTGATTGTCTATTTAATGCTGTTATTTTTAAGCAAGAAAAAAGGTATATATAAAGATATGTGCATATGTGCCCAGTATTCTGGCCGCGACTGAAACCAGCGTGGCAAGAACGCCAAGGACGCCAAGGATTGGCTTTGCGCCAGGCGCACACCAGGCGCGCATCCTTGGCGTTCTGGGTCGCCATGTAACTAGTCGGCTAGCAACTTGCTATGTTGCTACCCAGAACGCCAATGATTGAATGCGCAAGCTGGCGCGCCAGCCGACAGGATGTTTTGTCGCCAAGACTGCCAAGCTAGGGCAAATGGCCCCGCGCAATCCTGCTGCAATGCAGCATAGCGGGAGGCCAGGAACCAAGGGTAGGGGGGGGAGGGGGCCGGCGCGCGCGTGACTGTCACGGGCAGGCTACGTGAACAATTTTTTGTAGAACGCAAAAAAGTCTACCGGCAAAATCTAAAATTTTTTTTGCATATTGCCCACGCACCCCGCAACGGTTAATGTCGCGCCATGAGTTTCTACTCTCTGCCCTTTACACCTGAACGGCCCGAAGCAACCGAGGCGCGGTTGGAGGCCATCTACGCAGCCGCGCGCTATGGCCTGAAGGGCGACAGCCTGGCGATGGCCGCTGGCATGACGCCCAGCCAATACCGACGCCTTCAGGAGTTTGACCCGCTGGTCGAGATGGCCGAGATGAAGGGCCGTTCCGAGGGCGAGTTCAGCGCCGCCAAGACGCTGTACGACGCCGCCGCCAACGGCGACGCCAAGGCCGCGCTTGACATCCTCAAGCATCAGCATGGGTGGGTAGCGAAACAGCAGATCGACGTAAACATCGACCAGCAGATCAGCATCACGGGCGCTTTGGAGCGCGCGCAGACGCGTGTGATTGAGGGGCTGTACACGGACGTGACGCCTATAGAGGACAACACCAGTGCAACAGCCCATCTACTCGGCGACGGAAGAAATGGAATTGATGAGTCGGCTGTGGTCGCCGACTATCAAGGATGACCCGCTGGCGTTCGTACTGCTGACTTACCCGTGGGGTGAGAAGAACACGCCGCTGGAAAACTTCACGGGGCCGCGCAAGTGGCAGCGCGAGGTGCTGACGACCCTGCGGGATCACATCAAACAGAACAACGGCAAGATCGACTACGACACGTTCCGCAACGCCGTCGCGTCAGGCCGCGGTATCGGCAAGTCGGCGCTGGTCAGTTGGCTGGTGCATTGGATGCTGTCCACGCGCATCGGCAGCACAACCATCGTGTCGGCCAACTCCGAGGCGCAGCTACGGTCGGTGACCTGGGCCGAGATAACCAAGTGGCTGGCGATGGCCATCAACAGCCATTGGTTCGAGATTGCCGCCACACGCATCATGCCCGCGAAGTGGATCACGGAACTAGTTGAGCGTGACCTGAAGAAAGGCACGCGCTACTGGGCCGTCGAGGGGCGGCTGTGGTCGGAAGAGAACCCCGACGCCTACGCAGGGGTTCACAACTGGGATGGCGTGATGCTGATCTTCGACGAAGCGTCCGGTATCCCCGACAGCATCTGGTCGGTCAGTGACGGGTTCTTCACGGAGAACACGCCGCACCGCTTTCACATTGCGTTTTCTAACCCGCGGCGCAACACCGGCTACTTCTACGAAGCGTTCAACAGCAAGCGTGCGTTCTGGCGCACAAGCAACATCGACGCGCGGGATGTCGAGGGAACCGACAAGAACCTGTACCAGCGCATCATCGACGAGTACGGCGCGGACAGCTACCAGGCCAACGTCGAGGTCTACGGCGCGTTTCCGTCAGAAGGCGACGATCAGTTCATCCCGGTCAATCTGATCGACGACGCCATGAAGCGCCCCCGGCAGAAGGACGAGACCGCGCCCATCGTCATCGGCGTCGATCCGGCACGGTTCGGATCCGATGCTACCGTCATCGCGGTGCGGCAAGGCCGGGACATCATCGACATCAAGCGGCTGCGCGGCGCGGACACGATGGAAGTCGTCGGCCACGTCATCGACGCCATAGAGGAGTACAAGCCCGCGCTGACCGTCATCGACGAGGGCGGGCTGGGTGCAGGCGTCGTGGATCGGCTGAAGGAACAGCGGTACAAGATTAGAGGCGTCAACTTCGGCAGTAAGGCCAAGAACCAGATAATGTGGGGCAACAAGCGCGCCGAGATGTGGGGCGCGATGCGCGACTGGCTCAAGACAGGCAGCGTGCCAGCGGACAGGTTCCTGAAGTCGGACATGATCGGGCCTAAGACGAAGCCGGACAGCAAGGGTACGCTGTTCCTTGAGTCGAAGAAGGATATGCGCTCGCGCGGGCTGGCGTCGCCAGATGCCGCGGATGCCATCGCGGTGACGTTCGCGTTCCCTGTAGCGTCACGCGAAGGGCGCGTTGACAAGAAGCGCCCGCACGCGTATTCTCCCGGCGGAGTTATTAATTCTTGGATGGGGTCTTGAAATGGCCGACAAGAAAAAGTCTGTTTCGTTGGCCGTAGGCCGCGGGGAAAAGCTGCCCGTGTCCAAGGGTGCGGGACTGACTGAGAAGGGTCGGGCCAAGTATAACGCCGCCACGGGTCGCAAACTCAAGGCACCAGCGCCCAACCCCAAGACCAAGGCAGATGCGGGCCGTAAGGCATCATTTTGCGCCCGTATGGGCGCGGTAGCGGCAAAGGCCAAGGACGGCGAACGTGCCAAGGCCAGCCTCAAGCGGTGGAAATGCTAATGAAGAAGCCAGGTCTCTACGCTAACATCAACGCCAAGAAAGAGCGCATTGCCGCTGGTTCTGGCGAAAAGATGCGTAAGGTGGGTGCCAAGGGCGCACCCACGGCAAAGGCGTTCAAAGAGAGCGCCAAGACAGCTAAGAAGGGTAAGTAATGCGCCGCCCAACTCCCATGAAGATGCCCCCCATGAAGATGTCAGCGGGGCCGAAGATGCCCAAGGCTGAGGTGGACGCCATTCCGCTGGCGCGCAAGCCTGTGCCGACTTCTGGTGGTAAGGACATCATCAGCATCACCACGCGGATGCGTGAGACGCCCATGAAGAAGGGCAAGTAAGATGCCTTTGGTCAAGTCAGCGGGCAAGGAAGCCTTTCGCAAAAACATCAAGGCGGAAGTAAACGCTGGTAAGCCGATCAAACAAGCTGTAGCGATTGCGTATTCGACGAAGCGCGCCGCGGCTAAAAAGGGTCAGAAGTAACAATATGGCTGATCCTACAGGCATGGTCGCGGCTGGAAAAGTCGCAAACGTAGGGTCTAACCCGGCGAAGTCGTCAAAGGGCGACGACGACAAGATGGCCACCATGCGCCACCGCCTCCAGATGGCGCAGTCGGCGTACTCGGACAGCCGCGAGGACGAACTGGACGATCTGCGCTTCATGGCCGGGTCGCCCGACAACCAGTGGCAGTGGCCTGCCGACGTGCTGGCCACCCGCGGGTCGGTGCAGGGCCAGACGATCAACGCTAGGCCGTGCCTGACAATCAACAAACTGCCGCAGCACGTCCGTCAGGTGACAAACGAGCAGCGCCAGAACCGCCCCAGCGGCAAGGTCATCCCGGCGGATGACAACGCCGACGTTCAGGTTGCGGAGATTTTTAACGGCGTCGTGCGGCACATTGAGTATATGTCGGACGCCGACGTGGCCTACGACACCGCCTGCGACAACCAGGTGACCTACGGCGAGGGCTACATCCGCTTGCTGACGGAATACTGCAACGACGAGACGTTCGATCAGGACATCCGCATTGAGCGGGTGCGCAACTCGTTCAGCGTCTACATGGATCCGACGATTCAAGACCCGTGCGGTGCAGACGCCGAGTGGTGCTTCGTCACCGAGGACATCCTGCGCACCGAGTATGAGCGGTTGTTCCCCGACGCATCGCCGATCAGCACGCTGTACAGCCAAGGCGTCGGCGACGAAGGTATCTCGGCATGGCTTCAGGAAGATACGATCCGCATTGCGGAGTACTTCTACAATACCTACGAAAAAGCCACGCTGCACCTCTACCCAGACAACCAAACTGCGTTCAGCGGCACGCCGCAGGATAAGCAGCTTACGGCGATGTTTGGCAAGCCTGTCCGCACCCGCCAAGTTGACCGCAAGAAGGTCATGTGGATGAAGACCAACGGGTTTGACATCCTTGACGAGCGCGAGTGGGCGGGCAAGTGGATTCCCGTTGTGCGCGTCATCGGCAACGAGTGGGAAGTTGACGGACGACTGTACATCTCTGGCCTTGTGCGCAACGCCAAGGACGCGCAGCGGATGTACAACTACTGGACGAGCCAAGAAGCCGAGATGCTGGCGCTGGCTCCAAAGGCACCCTTTATTGGCTATGGTGGCCAGTTTGAGGGTTACGAGATGCAGTGGAAGACTGCCAATACGACCAATTGGCCGTATCTGGAAGTCAATCCCGACGTGACGGACGGCGCTGGGTCAGTCCTCCCCCTGCCCCAGCGCGCACCTCCTCCGTTGCCTCAGACCGGCTTGATCCAGGCCAAGATGGGGGCTGCTGACGACATCAAGGGAACGACGGGGCAGTACGACGCCTCGTTGGGCATGGCAGGCAACGAACGCTCTGGAAAGGCCATCCTTGCTCGCGAGAAGCAGGGCGACGTTGGCACTTACCACTACGTCGATAACTTGGCCCGTGCGATCCGCCACATCACCCGGCAGATCGTCGATATGATCCCCAAGATTTACGACACGCAGCGCATTGCCCGCATCATCGGCGTTGACGGCGAAGTCAGCATGGTCAAGTTCAACCCGGCCCAGCCTGAGCCGGTCAAGGAAATCCGTGACCAGATGGGCGCGCTGATTGAAAAGGTCTACAACCCCAGCGTCGGCGTGTACGACGTGATGGTGACGACCGGCCCAGGCTACATGACCAAGCGTCAGGAAGCTTTGGACGCCATGAGCCAGATTCTGCAAACCAACCCGCAGCTTTGGTCGGTTGCTGGCGATCTGTTCATTAAGAACATGGATTGGCCTGGCGCTCAGGAGATGGCTGCACGGTTTAAGAAGATTC